CCAGAGTCCCAACATGGCGCAAGTCCCAGCAAGCCACAGCCCCTTTGGGCATGAGTGTCGCTCCTGCTGGACTGTACCTGAAGGGAAGGCTTTGGTTGGCTTCGACGCTTCTGGGTTGGAACTTAGAATGCTGGCACATTACATGGACGACAAGGAGTTTACCAATGTCCTCCTCACCGAAGATATACACACAAGAAATCAACTGGCTGCGGGGCTTGAAACAAGACCTCAAGCTAAGACTTTCATCTACGCTTTCCTCTACGGAGCAGGAGACGCAAAAATTGGAACCATCGTTGGAGGAAGCGCAAAGGACGGCGCAGACCTTAAGCGACGATTTCTATCAAATACACCTGCTCTTGAAAGTCTACGAGACCGCGTTGCTAGAGCATCTGGGAGAGGCTATCTCACAGGACTTGATGGACGAAGACTTAGGGTTAGATCTGAACATGCTGCATTGAACACATTGCTTCAAGCAGCAGGGGCTATCGTGATGAAGCAAGCCTTGGTAATCTTGGACGACTACGCACGACAGTGGAAGCTTGACTATAAATTCATAGGTAACATACATGATGAAGTACAATCGGAGGTGGCTGCAGACCAAGCAGAGAAGTATGGCTGGCTCGCAGTGGAGTGCCTCAAGGCGGCAGGGGTGGAATACAACCTCCGATGTCCTCTTGACGGAGAATACAAAGTTGGAACAACGTGGGCAGAAACTCACTGAGGAAAACGCATGAAAAATGTCTATACATTAGTCTCTGACATTTACAAATTGATGGAGACGAAAGAAGTAGCAGAAGGCGTGGACCTAGAGTCTGCTATTGACCTCTTCGGAGAAAACGTCAAGGACCTTATGCGTAAGGAGTTTGGCGAAAAACGAAGCGACAACCGTAAGCTACGCATGTCCAACATTGGGCGCGAGGACAGGTATCTTTGGAACGTCTACAACGACGTAGAAAAGTCCGACGACATACAGGGCCATACCTATGTCAAGTTCCTTTATGGTCACCTCATTGAGGAGATGCTACTGTTCTTAACTAGAGCTGCAGGACACGAGGTAACCGATGAACAGAAAAAGTGTGAGGTTAACGGTATTACAGGTTCGATGGACTGTAAAATCGACGGTATTGTTACTGATGTTAAGAGTGTTTCGACTTATGGGTTTAAAAAATTCAAAGATGGGACACTGGCTTATGACGATCCATTTGGCTACGTGGCTCAAATTAAAGGATACGCATATTCAGAAGGTGCTACTAAATTTGGATGGTTAGCCATGGACAAGCAGAATGGACACCTCACGTACCTCATGTACGACGAGGAGGACACTCAGGCCCCTGTGTATGACTTGATTAGCTATGACATATCGGAGCGCATTGACCACGTAAAAAAGCTAGTGGAGCATCCAACCCCACCCGACGTATGCTACGGCACTATCGACGATGGAAAGAGTGGGAACCAGAAACTCGCCGTCGGATGCTCCTACTGTTCCTACAAAAAGGTATGTTGGCCTACCGTACGCGCCTTCGCCTATTCTTCAGGTCCAAGATATTTAACGGAGGTTATTAATGAGCCGAAAGTCCCGGAGATCCCCCTTAGGGAAATTTAGAAGCGCGTTTGAAGACGATGTCAGCAAGATACTAACAGGTTTTGACTATGAGCCGTTCACCGTCCCCTACACCATTGAGCGCAGTTATCGTCCTGATTTTGTTCATAGCGCCTCTGGTGTTCTCGTGGAGTGTAAAGGATACTTCAGGGACGGAGACACCAAGAAGTACACCAGTATCAGAGACAGTCTGCCCAAAGAACAGGAGCTTGTCTTCGTACTGATGCAGCCCAATAAGAAAATACGGAAAGGTGCCAAAATGACTATGTCAGAATGGTGTGACAAAGAGAACATTTTATGGTATACTATAGAGACACTACAGGAGTTGATTGACTATGTCGCTAACACTAGAGGAAGTTAAGGAGCGCCTCTTGAAAACCTTTGACCCAGACGACCTGCTGGAGGCCCTACAGATAACCTCAGAAGAAATGCTGGAAAGGTTTGAGGACAAGTTAATCAACAGACTGGATGTGTTTGAACGAGAGCTAGAGGAAGAAGAGAATGAGTATTGATGACGCGACTCCCGAAGAGTGGGACACAGTTACAGCATTGAACAACCTGTCCATTAGGAAGCCGAAGAAGGTAGACCCTGTGGACCAACCTGACCACTACAACAAAGGAGCAATCGAAGCCATCGAAGCAATCAAAGCGTCCATGCCTGAACAAGAGTTCAAGGGTTATCTCAAGGGTAACGCACTGAAGTACCTCTGGCGCTATGACTACAAGGGTAAGCCTGTGGAGGACCTACGCAAATGCCGTTGGTACATCGAAAGGCTTATAAAGGAAATGAACCAGTGAAACGACTACTTCTGCTGCTTCTCCTGTCTGGATGTGTGACTGAGCCTGATACAAGAATCTGTGCTGAATACGGTTCATACACGCTTGTAAAAGAAAGGTGCATACCTATGTACGGCGCTTTGATCTGTGTAGACGAAGAAGTAACGGAAATGTTTTGCAAAAGATACTTCGAAGATGAAGAAAAGGAAAATTAATGGACGCATATCAACAATACATTCACAAGTCACGGTACGCTCGTTACCTACCAGAGGAACAGCGACGGGAGACTTGGGAAGAAACAATCGACAGGTACTTAAACTTCTGGATTGAAAAGGGTAAGATTACTCTTGAGGAAGCCAACGGCATCTTCAAAGACATCCACGATCTGGACGTAATGCCCTCCATGCGGGCGCTTATGACCGCTGGTGAGGCGTTGGACCGTGACAACGTAGCTGGCTTCAACTGCTCCTACATGCCTATTGACCACCCTAAAGCTTTTGACGAGATGATGTACGTACTTATGTGCGGCACAGGCGTAGGCTTTAGCGTAGAGCGACAGTACATTACAAAATTACCGGAGGTAGCAGAAGAGTTCCATGACACAGACACCGTTATACATGTCGCCGACAGTAAAATTGGCTGGGCTAAAGCTTACAGGGAACTTATTAGCTTGCTCTATTCGGGTCAACTTCCAAAGTGGGACATATCTGGAGTACGACCTGCAGGGGCATCCCTTAAGACCTTCGGAGGTCGAGCGTCTGGTCCAGAACCTCTTGTTGACCTGTTTAAGTTCACCGTTGAAGTCTTTCGGGAGGCTGCTGGACGCAAACTTAGCTCCATCGAATGTCACGATCTCTGCTGTAAGATTGCACAGATCGTCGTGGTTGGGGGAGTCCGGAGAAGTGCTCTCATCAGTTTATCTAACCTCACTGACGACCGAATCCGACGATGCAAGTCAGGACAGTGGTGGCAAGATAATCCTCAACGAGGACTAGCAAACAACAGTGCGTGTTATACAGAGAAGCCAGATTTTGAGGCATTTTTAGATGAGTGGAAAAGTTTATACGAATCAAGGTCTGGGGAACGAGGAATGTTCTCTAGGGTTGCAAGTCAAAAACAAGCTGCAAGAAACGAGCGAAGAGATGCTACCTATGACTTTGGAACTAATCCATGCTCCGAAATTATCCTTCGACCCTACCAGTTCTGTAACTTATCAGAAGTTGTTGTCAGGGCAACCGATACGTTGTCAGACCTCAAACGGAAAGTACGTACTGCGACTGTCCTTGGAACTCTACAGGCTACCCTCACAAACTTTAGGTACCTGAGGAAGGTTTGGCAGAATAATACAGAAGAAGAAGCACTGTTGGGAGTTTCTTTGACAGGTATTATGGATCACCCGACTTTATCAGGAAGGAGAGACAAAGGTGTTCTCAAGACTTGGCTTACTGAACTCAAAGAGGAAGCGGTTAAAACTAATGCAGAATGGGCTGGCCGTCTTGGTATTAATGTTAGTACTGCCATTACTGCTGTTAAGCCTTCCGGCACTGTTAGTCAGCTGGTTGATTCTGCAAGTGGTATCCATCCTAGATACGCAGATCAGTACATTAGACGAGTCAGAGCGGACTCAAGAGACCCCCTCTGTCAAGTCCTAGAAGCCGCAGGAGTGCCCGTAGAGGACGACGTAATGTCACCCACTACCAAGGTATTCTCCTTCCCTATAAAATCCCCTGAGGGGGCTGTGGTGGCCTCTGAGATGGGTGCAATGGAACAACTTGAGCTATGGGAGATTTATCAGGACTACTGGTGTGAGCATAAGCCGTCCATGACATGCTACTACCGTGATGATGA